TACAGCTTATGATAATAATATGAAGGAAGACTTAGAGGAGTATTGTTCTAAGCTATATGATGGAGAAGAACCAGATGAAGAATGAGGATTACTTTGATATACCTATGACACTACACGCTGTCATTGCGGTACAAGCTGAGACTGAGGATAAAGCTAAGGCTAAGTTAGCTAACCTTGATGATGTTGACTTGGTTAAACTACTAGCATCACAGGTTGACTTCGTAGGTGAGGGTTTTAAATCAACGATGCCACACTAAGAGGGTACAATGGATTCATTACCTACTTCATACATAGTTAATCGGGGAACCCCTACTCTCCTCAAGTTTAGATGTCCTCGTTAGAATCCTAAATGAAGTGAAGCTAAGCTTCTTCTTTATTAGTATGGGACTGGTTGCCCTAAGTAACCAACTNATTAGTNACACCTATAAACAATAAAACAGGAGTAAGANNTGAGAATCGAACCAGAGGAAGAGTATAACTATCTTGTACAGAAATCAATACCTTATATATTAGGGTGGCAGGCTTGTGCTGAAAGTAAAGAAGCATTGTCTGCTAGGCGTGAGGTTAATCTAAAAGATAGACTAGAATTTGACCAAGGGTATGGCGATTGCTATGCCAATGGTGAAAGTGAGCCGACTAAGTTTAACTACGAGGAAGGTATTTAATAAACCAATAGACCCGCAGGGTTTAAATAATAGGAGAAGTATATGCTAGTAGAAGGAACTACTATCTTTCAAACACACTTGACTACACACGATGAGTATCAAGGTCAATCAACAGGTAAGTATTCAATCCAGATTCAACTGGATAGTAAGACTGCTTCACGTTTAACTAAAGATGGAGTCATCATTAAAGAATATGATGGTGAACCTATCCGTAAGTTTACCAGTAGGTATGACATTGAGGTATTCACAGGGACTAACGAGCCTTGGAATAAAGAGTTACCGAGTGGTACTAAAGTGAGACTTGAGTACATTACTAAGAAGCATCCAACAGCAGGTGAAGTGCCTTATGTTAAACGAGTGCTAGTCTTAGAGATGGGGGAGGGTGGAGACCATGGGGCTGAGGCTGGGTTCTTTGAGGATGAATCAACTTTCTAATCTCTTAGTAAGCTCACTACTTCTTTAGCGTACTCCATGATGCTAAAGTAATTAAGACGGTGATGACTGCANCCGTGTGAGCAAGCAGTCACTTAATTATAAAACAATAGAATGAGGATTCAAAATGAGTAAGTTTATTAAGCATGAGGCGTGTCCCAAGTGTGGAAGTGAGGACAACGTAGCGGTCTATGATGACCATAAGCATTGCTTTACAGAAGGATGTAACTTCTGGGATGGTAAAGCTACAGCACAAGTATCTACTTCTTATACAAGGAAGATAACAAACAGCGTAGAGTTACCTATTAAAGGGACTTGGGGTGCTATCCCTAAGCGTAGAATCTCTGAAGCTATTTGTAAGCAGTATCAAGTTAGAGTATCTGAAGATGGTAACACACATTACTACCCTTTCACTGACCAAGCTTGTAGAGTTACAGCTTATAAAGTAAGAGATGTTCCTACTAAGAAGTTCCATACAGAAGGTAGCTTCAAAGATACTGGTCTATTCGGTGAGTGTCTATGGGATAAAGGTGGTAAGTACATCACAGTAACTGAAGGTGAGATAGATGCTCTATCCTTAGCTGAGGTATTCAATGGNAAGTGGGCGGTGTGTTCCCTNAAGAATGGTAGCTCCAGTGTTGAGAAATCAATACAACAAAGCTATGACTTCCTTGATTCGTTTACCTATATCGTACTAGCCTTTGATAAGGATGAGGCAGGTAAGAAGGCTATTGATAAAGCTATCGAGATGTTCTCACCAGAGAAGATTAAGATTATGTCCTACCCTGAGGGTTACAAAGACATCAGTGATATGCTACAAGCTGGTCTTGTTAAGGAAATTACAGAGTGTTTCTGGAACGCTAAGAGCTGGATGCCTCAAGACATTATAGGTGCTACACAACTAAAGGATACTTGGTTAGAGAGACCTGAGACAGCTTCAGTAGCTTACCCTTGGATATGTCTTAACCAGATGACTAAAGGGTTTAGACTAGGGGAGCTGGTAACGCTTACATCGGGCACAGGTATGGGTAAGTCTTCAGTGGTTAGAGAACTAGAGTACCACTTATTAACTCAGACACCTGATAGAGTAGGAGTGATTCACTTAGAAGAAACAACTGAGAGAACTATTGATGGTCTTGTAGGTATCCACCTTAAGAGACCTTATCACTTAGATGAATGTAGAGCTTTAACTAAACGAAAAGTAGCCGAAGAAGCTTTCGATGAACTCTTTCAAAGAGATGAAGGGGAAGCTTTAACTTTATATGATGGCAAAGAACTATCCATTGAGAAGATAGTAAGTCGTATCAAGTTGATGGCTAAGGCTCAGAACATTAAGTGGATTGTATTAGACCATCTTAACCTTGTAATGTCTGGTGATGCTAAGGGTGATGAACGTAGGAACATCGATGCTTTAATGACTAAGCTACGTGAGGTAGTAGTTGAGACTAACATTGGCTTATTCCTCGTATCCCATCTATCAAGACAACAAGGTACACCGCATGAAGAAGGGGGTTCTATCTCATTGTCACACCTTAGAGGTTCACAAGGTATAGCTCAGTTATCTAATATGGTCATTGCCTTAGAACGTAATCAACAATCAGATGACCCTCTCATTAGGAACACAACTACACTGAGGATTCTAAAGAATAGGTACACAGGTGAGACAGGAGTCACAGGGTACTTACAATATGATGCAGAAACAGGGAGACTTAGAGAAACAGTAGCCCCCGAGGAGATGTAATGGTTAAAGCAATATTCGATATAGAAACTAATGGCCTTAATCCATCAGTCATCTGGTGTATTGCTGCCAAGATAGTAGGTAGGTGGGATGAGCCTACTACCTTTGAACCTAAGGATGTTAAAGACTTCATACCTTGGCTACAAGATAACAAGGTAGAGGTACTAATAGGTCATAACATTATCAACTTTGACATACCAGTTATAGAAAGATTACTACACTTCACTTGGTGGGGTGAGATTGAAGACACCTTGGTACTGTCTAGGTTAGATAGTCCAAGTCGTAAAGGTGGTCATAGCTTAGATGCTTGGGGTGAGAGACTAGGTAATGCTAAAGGTGACTTCGGTAAGAAAGAAGATGCTTGGAGTAACTATAACCAAGAGATGCTTGAGTATTGTATTCAAGATGTCAAGGTTACATATAGTTTATACAACCTACTACTTCAGCAGAAGTTATCTAAAGATGCCATAACTCTAGAGTATAAGGTAGCTAAGATAATCCATCAACAGAAGATTAATGGTTGGGAGTTCAATACTAAGGATGCTATAACTCTACAAGCAGAACTTAAGTCTGAGATGTTCAAGGCTGAAGATGAAGTAAGAGAAGTCTTTGTACCTCTACCTACCTTTGTATCACTGAGCTTTCCAAGCAAGCCTTATACTATTGATGGTGAAGTTGCAGCTTCCTTACAAAGACAATTAGATTCATTAGCTTACCTAGACCCNGAACAAGGGTGGGGTAAGATTACCTATCCTGAGTTTAACTTAGGTAGTAGGAAGCAGATAGCCAGACACCTAATACATTATGGATGGGAACCAACTGAGTTAACTGAGACTGGGATACCTCAAGTATCAGAGACTATACTAGAGAATGTAGAGTTTCCTGAAGGTAAGTTAATAGCTAGATACTTAATGTTACAAAAGAGACTAGGGTTAGTATCTTCTTGGATTGAAGCGGCAGGTGTATTAGATAGGATACATGCTTATATTAATCCTATAGGTGCTGTTACTAATAGGATGACACATAGCAATCCTAATCTAGCTCAAGTTCCTGCTAGTGGTAGCCCTTATGGTGAGCAATGTAGGAGTCTATTTAAAGTAAGAGATGGTTATAAGTTAGTAGGGATGGATGCGTCAGGTCTGGAGTTAAGGATGCTGGCACACTATATGAACAATGAAGATTACACTAAGGAGGTTGTAGATGGAGATATACACACAGCAAATCAAATGGCTGCAGGACTTGAATCAAGAAATCAGGCAAAGACTTTCATCTATGCTTTCTTGTACGGAGCTGGGGATGGGAAAATCGGTGACATTGTCGGAGGAACAAGTAGCGATGGTAAACGACTTAAGAAAGACTTCCTTGCTAATACGCCAGCACTTAAAGATTTACGAGACAGAGTTACTAAGTTGTCTGAACAAGGCACAATTAAAGGATTAGATGATAGGAAGTTAAACATCAGAAGTCCACATGCAGCTCTGAATACATTACTACAATCAGCAGGTGCGATAGTAATGAAGAGAGCCTTAGTAATACTGGATGGGTATGCTAAGAGTTACAATATTGATTATAAGTTCGTGGGTAATATTCACGATGAGATTCAAACAGAAGTAAAAGAAGAACAAGCTGGTCTATTCGGAAGCTTGGCAGTAGGGAGTATGATTGAGGCAGGTACATACTATGAAATGAACTGTCCCCTTGATGCTGAATTTAAAGTAGGAGATACGTGGGCTGAAACTCACTAGGAGTAGTTATGAAGAAGATTGAAGATTTAGTAGATGACATCTATGAGGTGTTAGTAAAGAATGAAGCAGCCGAAGGTGTAGATGTGGATAAGATTGTGGATAACTTTGGTGAGGCAATGAAGAATATCCTTAAGAATCAAGTACTTACGAAGCATGAAGAGAGTAATGCTTTACGAATGAGTAGCATCGGTAAGCAAGATAGATACCTTTGGTATAGACATAGGAACTATAAAGCTGAGTCTATGACACCAGCTACCTTAATGAAGTTCTTATATGGTCATGCGACTGAAGAGCTTGTACTAGCATTAGCTGCTCTGTCTGGACACGAGGTTACTCATCAACAACATAAGGCTGAGGTAAATGGTATCAAAGGTTCTATGGATTGTGTCATTGATGGTATGTTAATTGATGTTAAGACTGCATCTAGCTTTGGATTTAAGAAGTTCAAAGAAGGGAACATACGTAATGATGACCCCTTTGGTTATATCGACCAGTTAAGAGGGTATGCTGAATCCTTAGGACACGAAGAAGGGGGTTGGTTAGTTATTGATAAAGCAGCAGGACATCTTTGTACTCACTTTGAGAACTTCAAGTATGATGACCCTATNACTGAGAGAATTGATTACCTTAAGTGTATGGTTAAAGATGATAACATACCAGAACAATGCTACGATTTAGTACCAGAAGGTAAGTCAGGGAACATGAAGTTAGCTATGGCGTGTAGTTATTGTATCTACAAGCAGCATTGCTTCCCAGATGTTAAGGTATTTGCCTATTCAACTGGACCTAGATTCTTAGCTAAGGTAGAAAACTACCCTAAAGTTCCTGAGATTTATGATTACTTTGATGATAAATAGGAGTGAATAAAATAAACGACTTGAACGAAGTGATAGGAGAATGAAGATGAGTGAAGCACTTGAAACATATATGCACTATCACATCTCACAGGTCAGAGACTTAGATGTAGACACTGCTAAGTTGTGGGCTGAAGGACAAGACCAGTGGTGTATGAAGCATCACGGTATGTCTAGTGTGGATTACTACAACAAGTTAGACGCTAAGCGTAACGATAAGATGATTAATGAGTGGCGTAAACAGGAGAATGAAGATG